CTTGATGTCTTTCTCCGAAGCTCCGTAAATGAACTCTGGTCGACGAAAAGCACCTGTGAGCTTATTCAGGATGATAAAAGCCTCCCTTTTAAACCTTCTAAGGATAGCTTGCTTCTCAAGTTTGGCTATACGGTGTTCGAGCACTGCGATTTTCTGCGATGCAGTTAACTGTCTCATGATTATAGATCCTTCTTGAGATCAGAGATCTCTTTGTTGAGCTGGTTAAGCATCTGCGATGCGGTTCTGATCTGAGAAGCCCTTTTACCTCTGCTGAAGAGCTTCTTCAGATAATTAAGACCCTTGCCTACAACAGAGTACTTCTCCTCGATCTTAGCTTGGAGGTCTTCGAGGATGTTTTCATACTCTCTAACGTAATCCGGTTGAGCCTGTAGGGAACCCACTTCCTGAGCAAGAGCTTCCAGCTCCTTGTCTTTCTTAGCTCTGGAGACACGTTTGGTGATGTCTTGGATCGCTACTCTTCGGAGTCTCTTCTCTTCTACTCTGCGGAGTCTCTCTTCTTCTTCTTTTCGGAGTCTCTTCTCTTCTTCTTTTCGGGCTTTCTCTTCTTCTCTGCGGAGTCTCTCTTCTTCTTCTTTTCGGAGTCTCTTCTCTTCTTCTTTTCGGAGTCTCTCCTCCTCTACTCTTCGGAGTCTCTCTTCTTCTTCTTTTCGGAGTCTCTCCTCTACTGTCTCACCCTTGTGAGGGAACTTGTCAGATATGGACAGAGGTATCCCTTCTGCATTCTTGAGATTTGCACCAGTGAGATCCGCATCTATAAGTTTCGCATTTCTGAGATCCGCAACCTCAAGATCTGCATATCTGAGTTCCGCACCAGTGAGATCCGCATCTATAAGATACGCACCATTGAGATCCGCACCATTGAGATCCGCACCCTTGAAATCCGCACCTATAAGATCCGCACCATTGAGATTTGCCCCATAAAGATACGCACCCTGTAGCTTTGCGTCTTTGAGATTTGCACGTTCAAGATTCGCATCTTTGAGATCCGCATCTTGTAATCTCGCCTCTTCGAGATCTGCATTCCTGAGCTTCCCATTGAAAAGCTTCGCACCAATTAGCTTCGCACCAATAAGTTTCGCGTCACTGAGATCCGCTTTTGTGAGATTTGCACCCGTGAGATCCGCATCTGTAAGATTAGCCCCTGTCAGATTAGTGTTGGTGAGCTTCGTATTTTTGAACTTAGCTCTTTCTATCCACGCACCTCTGAGATCCGCACCCGTGAGATCCGCACCCGTGAGATTAGCTTCCAAAAGCCACGCACTTCTGAGATCCGCATCCTTGAGATTAGCTCTTTCTATCCACGCACGTATAAGCTGAGCAGACCTTAGGTCTGACTCTTCCATGTTCGCACCTTTGAGATTCGCATCAGTGAAATCCGCTTTTATGCAATTCGATTTAAAGAGACTTGCACCCGTCAGATCCGCACCTTCAAAGTTTGCACCTTCAAAGTTTGCCAAATTCATCTGCGAATTTGATAGATCCGCCTCCGAGAGGTCCGCATCTCGCATATCATCTCTGAGAGAATAACGTACTGCTTCTACATCTTTTGGGTTAGCCATGATTATAGCCCTTATGTTTGTGCCTTGGTTCTGTATATTGATGTTATAGAAAACCTATGAGAAAAAGGCAGGCTAAAAGACTGTGCATGACATCATCCTATCTCCCCCCTTCAGTAACCTCAAACTCCTAAGCCTCTACCCAAACACAACAAGAATACTAGGTACATACACCCTCAAGAAGAGAAGAGGCCTCTGGAGAGTTCTCACCACCCTTAAAAAGACTGAGAGAGGGTGGGTCAATAATGTCGGCTTGAGAAACGGAGGTATAGACTCCATACCTAACAAGCCCCACATCATATCTATCGCAGAACTAGAGGATGGAGATTGGGAAACTATGCTCCTCGCACTCTCGGAGAAGTACAAGATACAAGGTGTGGAGCTCAATATTTCTTGCCCAAACGCCAACGTGAAGCACATCGACCATGAAGTCCTCACTCTAGCAAACACTCTCTTCAAACAAGTGATTGTTAAAGTCCCACACAGTACGTATCTCCCTCGGGTTTTTAGCCTAGTAGAGCAAGGTGCAACCACGATTCACATCTCGAATACAAAGCGAACACCCGAAGGAGCACTGTCTGGGTTAGACTTACAGAAAAACAACCTAGACGCTATTTCAGAGTTGAAGAAGTGGTATCCGTCTGTCAAAGTCATCGGTGGCGGAGGTATTTACTCTTTAGGGGATCTTGAGAGGTATAGGTCTGCTGGGGCAGATCACTTCTCTTTGAGTACAATCCTCTTAAATCCCATAAAGACAAATCGTATAGTGAGAGGTTACAATGCGTTACAAAGTTTTTAGTCTTCTAATGGTCGGTCTTTTTGCCCTCTTCTCGGTGGGTTCTAGGACAAACGTAAAGACGAAGTATGTTTACCCCCCACCTGAATCCAAAGGTTGTGTCTATCCAATCAAAGAAGTCAAAGAAGTAAAGACCGAGATGATGCACATCTTACCTTACACGCTCATCCATAAGTGTTATTACGAAGGGGGTGGGAGACTAACTAAAGTCAGTACATATAACCTTGAGGTCGGGTATCAACTAAAAAAGCCTACCCATGAAGTCCTGTTTCATTGGGCAGGCGATATTTTACAGAGCTTCTCTAGACGAGAGGCAGTTCACGGAAACGGTGAGGTTGATGTGAGCGTAGTTTATCTCAAGAGGTGATTTATATGAAATTTAAAGTATCTGTAGGACTTGATTTCACATGTGGCGACCCGATAGAAAAGTACCTGTCTATCGTGGATAAAGTCCCCGCCGAGTATTTTAAACTCAACCCTGCTTTCATCAAACCGAGCGTCTTACTTGAGCTTTCTAGAGAGTTAAATAGGAGAGGTTTAAAATGGATCTATGACGGAAAGCTAGGGGATGTCCCACACACAAATGTACAGTATGCGAGATACGTCTTTGAAGATCTCGGTGCCTCTGCGGTCACTCTAAACCCGTATGTGGGACTAGAAGCACTCTCACCTTTCTTTGAGTATTTGGGTAAGACCTCTTTCATACTATGTAAGACCACGAATGGGGGGGGTAAGAGAGCTCAGGATGTCATGTGCGAAGAAATCTTAGACTACGCGGAGAGCAAGCAGAATGTCGGGGTAGTGTATTCTTCTAAAGACAAGGTAGGCCTTGAGCTTGTCGCACAGAGGGGGTTTCCTATCCTCTCTCCTGGTATAGGCCGTCAAGGAGGTGAGATCACAGTCGATAGAGAGAACATCACTTACTCTGTGAGTCGGTCTTTGATTTACTCTGAAGACCCTTGTTCGACCTATTTCCAGATATTGGGTGTGGGTGGCTATTTCCTTGCGGAGTTTAAGAAAAGAGGCTTAGTGAAAAGTGGGTCTTTTGTTCTATCTAGTGGCGAGGAGAGCTCTTATTACGTAGACATCAAGGGGCTGTCCTCAGATATAAATCTTTTCCGTAAAGTCTGCTCACACTTAGGGGCAAAAATAAATACCTCCGCCCTACTTGGTGTAGAAAGCGGAGGTATTTCACTTGCCTCCGCAATAGCACTTATGGGGGGCAAGCCTTTTGGCTATGTGAGAAAGACCACAAGGGATTATGGCCTCAAGTCGGTTGTTGAAGGTGTTCCCCCTACCCTCGGCGAGTTCACACTTGTAGAGGATGTTTTGACAACAGGGCAGAGTGCATATCGTGCTGTTGTCGCGGCTTCTGGTGCGGGTTATAAAATCGCTCAGGTTGCTGTTGTTGTTGAGAGGGGCAAACTCGGCAGGGAACTTCTCGAAGGGTTGGGTGTCGAGGTCGTATCCTTAGTGGTGTGTGACGACGCCACTCTAACCTAGAGAATCGAGGCTTTAGAGATCTTGTGTACTTTGCCTAAGATTGTAGCTGAAAGTAGTAGGTGAAAGAGGGCGGTCGCGGTATATAGGAGATACCACAACATCTGGTATAGTGATGTTGTCCACATATTATAAACTCCTCCCTGTTCTCCTATGGTTGACAGTTAGGTTCTTAAAGAAGATTTGAGGTTAAAATGGCCGATATATTGGTTTTGATTCGGGGTCTTTCGGGTTCAGGGAAGACATCACTTATGGAGCTTATTGTAGGTAGCTCTGACTACTGCCCAGAAGACCGAGCATCTGTGTCGGTAGACGACTTTTTCGTGGATAGTGAGGGAGGGTATCAATTCGACCCCTCACGGCTCAAGGAGGCTCATGAGTGGTGTCTTGATACTGCAACTGACCTTGTGAGGGACGAGGATCTTGAGGTTGTCGTTGTACACAACGTGTTTTCAAGGAAATGGGAGGTAGACCCTTACATGGAGATGGGTCGAAAGCATGGTTGTACTATTCATGTAGTCAACTTGTATGACAGAGGTTTGAATGATGCTCAGCTCTCAAAACACAGTATGCATGATGTCCACCCTGGCATAGTCCAGACACAAAGAAAGAGGTGGGATAAAGATGTTTACAGGGACAAGTCAAGATTTTATGACAGTCCCCGAACCTCTCTCCCACCTCGAAAGTTTAGATATTGATTAGAGTTGGTCACGTCATATTGGTTCTCCATAAGGGAGAAGTAACAGATCATCTTGTAATCAATGTCGTTGGAGATGAGTGCGGTGCTCTTGACTTTTTCAATGGGTCGTTCGCCTTCTTTAACCAGAGGAAGGTAGTCGGCCATTTTGAGCTGGGGGTAACATCTCCTGAAACAACTGATGAGCAAGACGATATTACGCTTGCTCATCAGAGGGTAGAACCTACCTCAGCCCCTCAAGAGAGTTTCAAGAGGGGCTTTCTAGTTTCTTTTTCAATGTTAGAGCAGGGTGCTGCTCTTGAGGTTAAAGGCTACTTCATGGATTACATTGATTACCCTGAAGGTTATTGCCTAATCAGCGAGCTGGGTTGTACCGCTTGCCGATTGTGGAGAGTGCCTTCTTCAAAGGTCACTCTCTTGAAGGTTCTCAGTCTTCGTTATTGAACCAAGGATCTGACTTCTCGATTTCTCGACGGTTTTGCTCCGTTTGTGTTGGTCCGAGGGCGATGCATGCCCACGCGGCGGCAAAGCTCGCAATAGTAAAAGCGACTAGCATTGGTTTTCTTCCTTATATTTTTTTATCGCTCTAAAGCAATTTGACTTGTTGGCATATCCGACCATTCGAGCGATCTTTGCAAAACTGTAGTTGTGCTTGACTCTAAGTTCATAGGCGACACGGGGTCTCTCGGTCTCGGTTGGCATCTCCACTCTGTTTTCTACACAGAACTTTTTGATCCTTACCAAAACCGCCCTCTCTCCTATGTTGTAAAGTCTCGCAATGTCTCTTGTTGACATTCCGTTGTAGTACAGGTCATAAGTTTTTGAATGGTCTACTTGCTTTCTTGGGTAGGGTAAATTATTTCGAAGTGCGTGTCTTCGGACTAGCTTTCTGGAGTAGGGGGCATCAAAGCCAAGATAATTCCCTATATCCTTGTGTGGGAATCCTTGCATATACATTTCATAGGCTTCGTGCGACTTCATTTCCTATTATCAATGATCTCTACGGTAGAGAGTTTTTTGTCGAGATTCTTCTGCATTTTCTTTATGATATCACACTCTTCAGAGGAGAGCTGTCCTTTAGAAACGTAAGGGTCAGAATAGGATATAACACAAGCTCCTTGAATTAAAGCCGCCTCTACGCCCCTAGACAGAACTTCGATCCAAATCAAAGCAGATGTGAAAGGGTCGCAGTTCTCTTCTATAGAGAAGTGTATGTGAGGGAGTCCCTCATCTATCTTTAACTTGAGAGCTCTGCTGACTTTGTCCTCAATATAGATGTGTTTCTTATTCAATTGAATAAGCTATCCCACCAGCAGGCACAGTCCCACTTCTTCTTTGTAATGTGATGATGTCCGATAACACCCGTGAAGTTGTTGGTCAAGTAACTCTTATCAACAACCCCATGATAGAAATCCCCAGACGTATCTTGCCCTCTCTCCCCTCTGGGGAATTCATAAGGGATGTCGAGAACCTCACAGAGAGATTTTACAGCCTCCCTTGTGGCCTTAGCGACGCGGGGGTCAAGAGAGAGAACCTTGGGGTCTCCTCGTCCTGTGGTGTTCGCCATCTCAGAAATGCTGTACCCTCTTTTAGTGTAGTGGTCTTTCCACTTCAAGCTAGGTTGTTGACAAATGTCAATGCCCACAGAGTAAGAGTTCGCCCACCCTGCATGCCATGACTTATGACTCAAGTCTAGGTATTGGTAGATGGTAGGGTTACCCTCAGGGTTCAAGCCAATCCCTGCGTGACTCGACACTTTACGGTCAGGGCTGGAGAAAACCCTGTGACAATGGTGTGGGTCAAGACCACCCCAATGCACCACAATTAAGTGAGGTTTTCTCCCGCCCCTGCTAGAGAAATGTCCGAACCTGTGGAGGTCAAGACCACCCGCTTGGTCAAAGTTTACAGTCTCAACACCCTCTTCAAGAGTGATGTTGACCCGCCTATCATTCGAAGTCCAAAAAGGTAGGCTCTCGTCAACAAAGTCGAACTCTTTTAACAAAGCCGACCATGTTCCTCTCCCAAGTTTACCGTCAACATGAGGGCCAGCCCCGAAGCATGATTCTTGAAATGCCTCAACCGCCAGAGCGAATTCACGGGAGTCAACTTTTTCCGAGAGTCCTAAGTAAGACTCTATGGCGAGAGGTGGGATACAGCCTCCCCACCCAATAGAGACACTTGCTTTTAAGTTGTAAGACCGAGCTGACGATCTTGTTTGTATAATGACTGAAGACATAGCCTATATCCTTTCAGAGAGTTAAGATGTCGTTACCTTTATTTATACCCTCGGTCGAAGAAGTTCTGTCCCTTTTGATGAAAAGCCATGCCTCCTATGGGGGTACTGTGCTCATTTCAAGATCAGGTACGGTTTGGAATAACCCCTCTACAAAATCAATCCTTAATGCTTGGCACCCAAAAGACAGTGCTGGGAGACTACTGCAGACTTCTTTCTTAGATATTTGCGGAAATGGTGACGGTTGCAAGCTGGGGGTGTTCATAGCTTGCAGTTTGATTCGAGACTTTGTCAGGTTAGGGGAATCTGCTCACCCTGACCATACCGAGAAGGTGAAGAGTGCTTTGCCTTCAGTGCTTGACCGCATCCCCTCAGTACACGCCTCTGAAAATATTCTTCTAGATATCGGTGTGGGGGGAGGCTTGGATCTAGGTTCTGTGAGATCAGTCGCTGAAGCTCTAACTCTCTCTGGGGCTTCCTCTTCTCATATTTCATTAGAAAGAGGGAAGGGGGTAGGGATTGAAGTAGAAGAGTCGGACTCATGGGTTTCAAATACTAGAGTCCATCACGACTCTGAGGTCTATTTAAGTGGGGCTATGTTTGCCCTATTTTCCCGCCCCGTGTTTAAAGTTGAGCAAATTCTCAAGGCGTTAGAGAATATGGGCTCTTTCGAAGGAAGACCTTTAGTGGTAGTTGCACCCATTATTGGATCAGAAGCTTTGTCTACGATCAATCTGAACCGTTCTAAGGGTGTCTTAGATGTCTACGCCTGTGAAGTTCCGCGTGTGACATGGGGTCGGGGCTGGTTAGACGATCTCGCATCCTTCACAGGAGCTACCGTATTTGATGAGGGTGTCTATCCTGAATACCTTACAGAGTTCTTCGGTTCAGCCCTTGATGTTGTGTTGAACAGGCGTGAGATGGTGATCACCCCCTATGACGACCATACAGAGAGTGCGTCTTTGAGGGCAGACGCTTTGTTGAGGGAAGCTCAGACAATACCTTTTGCACACACACAGGACTTGTGGAAGAAGAGAGCAAATGCGTTGACGGGTACCCTAGTTAAGATAAAAGTTGGCGGTGTAACTGAAGCGGAAGCACGCTGGAAAAGAACATTAGTCGAGAAGTCTCTGACCTCTATGGGTGATGCCTCCATAAATGGTTGTGTCAAAGGAGTTATACCTATGCTACACCAGCTACCTGTTGAGAACCCACTTCTCAAAAAAGCCCTTTCTTTCCCTTACGCAGTGGTTTGTGAAAACTATAATACCTCAATAGCAGATAAGAGTATGCTGACAAAACCTCACGCATACGACCACTTCCCTACGGGGAGGTTGAAAGAACTATTAACAAAAGCAGTTTCTGTGGCAACTACCGTAGGCTCTGTTTGTCACATCACAAGGCGGTGACTATGAACGTACCTTTGAGATACTCAATTCCCTTAGACGATATCAACGGCATCAATGTAAGTATCGAGGCTTACAGCAAGGCTATATCTTTTTATGAAGAATGGGTGGTAGAGAATGGGGAGTGGGAGTATGTAGAGGAGAGAATCCTGTACCTGACAAACATCCTCTGTGAGTATATGATTGCAGCATCTTTCGCCCAAGAGGGTGCTGTGGCTTGTGGGGTGGGTTCAGGTCTCTATGAATCCGTAAAGAAAGACTTCCAGAAGAAACATCCTAACAGGGAGTTCCCGACACAGAGAGAGTTGCAATGAGGGTTGTCTGTATCTCTGACACGCACAATCAACATAACAAGATAGACCTCCCCGAAGGTGATGTTTTAGTTCACTCTGGAGACTTCTCTGGAACAGGCACTCTCAAACAAGTCACCGATTTCATGGGGTGGTTTTCTTCACGTCCGCACCCACATAAGATCTTAGTTGCAGGTAACCATGACATTACTCTAGATCTACCTTTTTATGAAAACAATTGGCATAGATTCCACAAGACCCGCTTATTTGCGAGTGGTATCAAGAACTTTGTTTCAAGGTCTGGTGTTCATTATTTAGAGAACAGCGGAGTCGAGATTCAAGGTGTCAAGTTTTATGGTAGTCCCTGCCAACCAACCTTCTGCAATTGGGCTTTCAATGTAGATAGGGGTCTTCCTATCCGCTCCGTTTGGTCTAAGATACCCGAAGATACAGATGTTCTGATTACGCACGGGCCTCCTCGGGGCGTGGGTGACGTGTTACACACAGGAGAACCCGTGGGCTGTGACGACCTATGGGAGGCTGTAAAACGAGTAAGGCCTCAACATCATGTTTTTGGTCATATACACGAAGGTTACGGCTTATATATGATGGAGGGGATAAGCTTTGTTAACCCCTCCATCTGTGACCACAAGTATGGGATTGCAAATAAACCACTAGTCTTTGAGGTGTCGAGATGAACCGAAAGCATTTAAAGTCACGCATACTACAATGCGACTTGATATCGTCGAACTCCCCATGTCCTCGGAGGAAAGTAGGTGCTCTCATAGTAGACCCTGAGAGCAACGTAGTGGTCAGTGAGGGTTACAATGGGACTCCAAGAGGGTCGCGGGAGAGTCTCTGCGGGGGTGATGTGTGTTTACGAGAGTGTAACTCCGTACTGAGTGGAACGTCTAATGACATAGGTTGCCACCACGCGGAAATGAACGCAATATTGAACGCGGCGAGGGTAGGTCAATCAACTATGGGGAAGTGGCTTATAGCCAACTGCGACCCTTGCCTCATGTGTGCAAAGGCAATACACCACTCTGGTATAAAGGCCGTTTACTGTCCTTCGGAAGTAAACGGGACTTTTGCACAAGGCCTAAGTTACCTAGAGAGGAACGGCGTTTCCACCTTTAAGATAAAGGAGGTAGAAGAATGAGTGAGTACGAGAAAGTAGACCACCCTGACCACTACCAAAGTGAGAAGATCGAAGCTATAGATGTTATTGAGGCTTTCGAGCTCAACTTTTCTCTCGGGTCGGCGGTCAAATATATATTAAGAGCAGGTAAGAAGCCTACAGAGACCGCTGAAGAAGACCTTAGCAAGGCGGTCTGGTACATATTGCGAGAGATCAAGAGGAGAAGAAAATGATCATCACATTACTTAGAAAACCTCTTGAGGGAACAGTGGCTGAGAACACTCTTAAACATGGTTGTGGAGCTATCAATATAGATGCAACTAGAGTTTCTTTTGATGATAACGAAAGCATCAATTTTGAAGCCCGACAAAGACAGCAAACAGCTTCCTACAAAGAGAGTGGGTGGTCTGGCCATGTTGCTCAAGTTGGTTCTGATTTACAAATGTATAAAGAAAAGGGTAGGTGGCCCGCTAACTTTATCCTTACCCATAAAGAGGGTTGTGAGTTAAAAGGCACTAAGAAATCAAAGGAAACAGGCAGGACTCAAGACCCGAAGGAGATGGAGGGGGGGGTAGATAAGTCTGAGTGGAGATTTCGACCTACTTCGGCAACTAAGAGAGGCTACTCTGATGAAGATGGAAAAGAAACTATACCTGATTGGGCTTGTGTAGAGGGTTGTCCTGTTAAGAATCTTGATAAACAAACAGGTGTCTTAGTTAGTGGTAAAGATGTAAACCCAACTAATTCAAACGTGAGTGGTTTCTTTGGTAAGACAGATAATTATTACTCCTCATCTGCGAACTATGGAGATAGGGGGGGTGCTTCTAGGTTCTTCAGACAATTTAAGAAAGACAATGACCAATGATAGAGATTAAAATAGGTGATTGCACAGACAGACTTAAAGACCTAGAAGATAACTCGGTTGACGCAATCATCTGCGACCCCCCTTATGGGCTAAAGTTTATGTCTAAAGGTTGGGACGACATAGGTAAAGGTTCTCAACAAAGGGAATGGCATAGAAAGTGGCTTACAGAGGCTCATCGAATCTTAAAACCTAATGGGTTGATTAAGGCATTTAGTGGAACTAGGACTTTTCATCACCTAATAGCGATGATGGAAGAAATAGGCTTCTCAGATTTACGGGTAGAAGCATGGGCTTATGGTTCTGGCTTTCCTAAATCTCTTAACTTAAGTAAAGCACTAGATAAAAAAAATGGAACTCTGAAAATAGTAGGTCAAGGACGAGCTGGTAAAAATGCTCTAGGTCAAGACAGTGGGTATAATAAAACATATAACCCACACACTTATGACATAGTAGAAGCAAATTCTGAAGGGGCTAAAACTTGGGAGGGTTGGGGGACAGCTCTTAAGCCCGCTTGGGAGCCTATCTGTATTGGGGTTAAGCAAGGAAGTAACTGATGAAAGACATGATAGAATATTTCAAGACAATGATCACCCCCCCTGTAAAGGATGCTTGTGTCATTGTGAGTAAACCTAGCGAGATCAACTTTGAAAGCTACCTAGAAGAGGTTTTTGAAGAGGGGGCTATTGCCTCCTCTCTCCAACCAAAAGCTCACGGTGTCATCCTGCTAGGAGAGCCTACAAAAGAGGAGTCTCAGAAGATTCAAGACATACTCAAACCCGGAGGTCACGTAGTCCTAATCCCCGACTCAGATATTGGGTACAAGGGGGTAATCGCCCTTGAGGACACAGGCTTTGAGGTACGAGATGCGATCTTTGTGGCAGAAGAGGCAGATAGCTTCTATTACACGTCAAAGGCGAGTAGGTCAGAGAGAGAAGCGGGCTTGGTTGCGGAAGAAGGGAAGAGGGGTAACGTTCACCCTACGGTCAAGCCTATTGAGATTATGGAGTGGTGTGCTAGAGGCATAGAGGCAAGCTCTACTATAGTAGACCCTTTTATGGGGTCTGGTACTACAGGGATTGCAATGTCTCGAAAAGGTCACAACTTCATTGGTATAGAGTTGAACCCAGAGTATGCACAGATCTCAGAGCAGAGGATTCGTCATTGGAAGCCTATTGACACTGAGATCAAGTCAGAGGCGAAGCCTGTTGACACTGAGTTCAAGGGTCAGGTTTCTCTTTTTTAGAACTCGTCGTCCATGTCATAACCCATGAGGTCTTCCTCATAACCCATGTGGTCGTCCATCATAGCCATGAGTTCCTGATCTTCACTCATGTGGTCATACATACCCATGTGTTCTTCCTCATTGCTCTCTACCTCTTCACCGTAGAGACCCTCGACAAAACGAGATGCGACGCGACGACCCGCTGTTGGGTTATGGTATGCCCTCCGAGTTACGAACTTCCTTAACTTTCTTCCGAAGCTCATGTCCAGCTTTGTTCTCTTGTCAGTCTTGATGTTCTTAAGCGTGACGTTTGAGAGATCTACGCCAGAGAGATCTGCCCCTCTAAGATCTGCACCTGTAAGATCCGCACCGTCGATAGAAAGAACGCCTGTGAGATCCGCACCGTCAAGATTCGCACCCCTTAACTTCGCATCTGTCAGATCCGCACCTTCGAAATTGCTTCCGTCAGAGAGATCTGCTTCTATAAGGATTGTGTTTCTCATCTTAGCGTTTGTGAAATCTCCGCCCTTAAGTTTACAAGATTTCATGTTAGCACGATTAAAGTTAGTTCCTACAAAAGATCCGTTTTCTGCAGAAGACCCTTCAAGATTTGCACCCTCGAAAATGAGAGATTCTAAGTTCGCCAGATTTCCAAACGAGCCTGAATAGGTGATCCTGCTAAGATCTGTCCTCATTGAGAAGGTACACCCTTCGAGAGCCCCTTCGTCTTCAAATTCGATGCCCACAAGGTCGGTTTTTTTAAATGAAGTGCCATTGACGCTGTGGATCTTCTTAACTCCAATGAAACTGCATTCTTTAACCTCACCATTCATGATGACAACGTTTGTCAGATCCGCGTGGTTAAAGATGACTCTCTCAAGACCATCAGCGGTTGCCATGTTCGCGTTCGCCATAGTTGCTCTGGTAAAGTTAGCTCCCCTCAAAACAGTATTGTTTATGTTTGTGAAGTTAAGGTTAGCCCCTACGAACTGTGCCATCGTAAGATCGGCATTTTCGAAATTAGCCATGCCTATCCTGAGGCCACTAAAATTAGACCTCTCCAATTCACAGTCAGAAAAATTCGTATGGGACACAGTCACAAGTCCCTTAATCTTGGTGAAGTCCCTCTGGTTGAGGTTCATATCAGAGAGATCCGCACTAGGGATGTATTTACCTAGCTTTTCAATGATATCGGGATCTTCCTTTTTTTTGTAATTGATGTAATTTTTGAGTGCCTTATCATCCTTTTTACTTTTTTTCAATGCTTCAAGGAGTACTTGCTCTTGCTCTTCATCCTCTAACCCAGCCTGGCGTGCGGCGGCTCTCCTCACCCTGTTAAGGTAAGCTCTTCTTTTCATTGCGAGTTGTTTCTGAACTCTTCGTGATGCTCGTCTCATGTTGTTTCTCCTTTGAATGACATAGCTACTATTGTAAGCCATAAACAAGATATAAAAGACATAGTGTTTTTTTGAACTTCCCTATCTAGGTTCAACCTATGACTCTATCCTACAACGTCACCCTCCCTACTTTATTATTTAAAGAGTTCTTTAGTCTCAGCGGACTTTTCAGTTGAGATCTCCTTACTGCCTCTTCCCTGACATGGGCAGGGGGAAAAAAGAAGAAGCCCCTCCAATCTCCTTCTATAAGAGTAAAGGGGTACGAGGGTGAGTAGGTGTTGTCTCAACTAAAAATAGGATGGCTGTCTATGCTCATGCTGTAGGAGAACCTGTAACCTAGTTTAGGGCTACTCGGAAGACCCTAATCCAGCCACAAAAACCAGAATGTTCTTCTAACACCAGAAGAACATTACTAGGATAACGCCAAACCTCCTTGATGTTGGGGGGGGTAATTTAGAAGAAAAGGAATATGAAGATGAAGACCTTGTTTATTAAGAAGAGCGGCGAAGAGTTCTATAGGGAGCTTGATAGAGAAGAGAGGAGAAGATCAGTAATCACGATCCGTGAGAGACTGAGTCTCTCAAAGGTTACAAGTGACCCTCTGGAACTCCTTAAAGAGAAGAGGTACAAGAGGGTAGTTCTAGCAGGGGATCTCTCTTTTAAAGAGATTGGGTAAATGTCATGTATTACATTGTAGACAGAGCTACAGGTCAGAATTTGCACTATGTTAACAGGGGTATAGTCAAGAAGGCATACTCTTTTAGAGTCCTCGCGGAGAAGGATTTAGAGGAGTCTATTTTAGAGAATGCCCAAAGAAAAGATGTTGTAGAAATCTCTAGGTCTGCAAGGCTTTACTTGGAGAACCAAAAGAGGCTTCAAAAAAATAGTTGAAAAAAATATCGGTAGCTCTGCTCCTATTGTATAATAGTTACTGTTGGGTGGCGATACCTGAACAATCTTTGAAAATTGAAATAACAAAGGGCCTATAGCTCAGTGGTTAGAGCTCCCGACTCATAATCGGTAGGTCTCAGGTTCAAATCCTGATGGGCCCATTAGCACGCACCTCCTCACGGAGGGTCAAAAAGAGATGACACTGCACGGAAGCATTCTTGTAGGGGGTTCGAATCCTCCGCCTCAGGGTGGCCAGAAGACTTCGGTTAGGTTTGGTCGCAGGTTTACTGAAGACTTTAAGCTCTCTCAGAGATAGTTGTATCTTAGGGTTCGATCCCCTTTCCATCATAGGTGGGTTTTGGTACGGTACAGTGAAGTGTTCTTTTTAAGCACTCGTAGCTCAGCGGAAGAGCAGTGGCCTTCTAAGCCATTGGTCGCAGGTTCGAATCCTGCCGAGTGTACTAGGTCGCATTGGGAAACCTACCCCTACTCTATGAGTGGGGCAATAAACGCATTCATAGCTCAGTCGGAAGAGCACCACTTTCCTAAAGTGGGGGTCACAGGTTCGAGCCCTGTTGAGTGCATTAGGCTCACCCTTTTATCTTTTTACCTTTATATAGGGGGGGTAGATAGGTTGTTGGGCGAGGGTGGGTCTAAGGTAAAAAGGCTGGTTTTCTTATTGAGAGAGCCAGCCTTTTTTTTTATTTTTTCCTCCTTACTTGGTAGAGTGCTATT